GTGGCGGAAGGCGCGGTCGTCCCGGCTTCCGGCCCCGCGGTGAAGGTGTCGGTCGGTCCGAACTGCGCGCCCGTGTCGTTCGCCGTAGCGGTGACGTTCTGTCGGCCAAAGGATGGGTCGCCGGGATCGACTGCGCCGGGTGGTGCCGGAGGGGCGACCATCTGGCGGAGGAGCTGCGCCTGGGTTTGCTGATCGTTGCCGCGGCGATCAGGGTTGCCGCTGACAAGATCCTTTAGCTGCTGACCCTTGAATGACGTGAGCCCGCCAGCTTGGTCCGTTAGACCAGTCTTTTTACCAAGATCGCTGACCGCCTTTGGCGATCGTAGACCGAACAAACCGTTGCCGATTGGCCCAGATTTAGAGGTGCCCCCGGTCTTCCCAGCATCGGGTGCCGCCTTCGCACTCGCAGCCTTGGCTTTCGCCCGTTCCGCTGCCTGTTCACCCGGTCCAGCCATCAGCCGCTCCTCGGTAGCCGCAAAGCAAAATGCGGCGAGTAATACGCAGAATGTAGCACATACCAGCGCCCGGCGCACGTCACTGGGCCAGCCGCTTGTGAGCCGCAACGTGTTCCTGCCAATTCAAGAAATACCAGTTCTCGCGCTCGTCTCGGCTCTGCCACTCGACGCCCTGCAGATCAGTCCCGTCCAGCCCGAGCACACCGTTAAGCTCGTTGTGATACGCTTGGTGGCGTAAAGCGAACCCCTTGAGGTCACCCGGTTCGACGGGATCGATGACATAGGTCGGCAGGAACACGCTGAGCCGCAGCCGGATCAGATCCACAATCGCTTGGTGATCCTGTGCGTGGGCGAAAAACCATTCACTCTCGCCGTGCGGACTTGACGGTGGACGCAAGATCATTGCCAGAGACATGACAGCCTCACTGACCTATTGAATTTCTCTTGGGGCGGTCACTCTCTTTCGCGGTAACGCCCGCTGACCGTATCCCGGTACGGCAGCCTCTCCGTCGTCCGGCCCGGCTCATACGAACTGATCGTAACCTTGCCGCCCGAGACGCGTCCGACGCCGTTCGGTGATTCGATCTTCACCGTGCCGCGCGGCTTGGACGGGAACTCGCCTTGCTTTTCCATTTTAGTCTCCTCTCTCAATTAGTGAATCGCGTTGCCTTGGAAGTAGGTATCCGTCACCGTGCCATCGACATCGGCAGCGCCAGCCGAGGCTTGGAACGCGAATATCTCGAAAAAGTCCGTCGTACCGTTCGCCACCACCATGCAAGACACAAAGGTGCCATTGGCACCCGTGCCTGATGCCTTGGTGGTGGTCTCTTTTTCCAACGCACCGTTCTTGTAGACGGCGAGTTTCATCGGCGACGTGTCATTGCCGATCGACACCCAGAGCAGACCGGCGATGATCTGGTACTTGCCGGCTGCGGTCGGGATGTACTTGCTGTTCGGCGCATCATACTGCCCGGTCACGTCAAACACTTCGGTCGTGAACGTGACTTTGGTATAGGTCGAGGCCGCGACGCCGGTCTGATTGACGCCGCCCTTGGTCGCCGAGAACCCGGAAAAAGAGCTGCCGGCAGACGCTGGTATCACGTTGAAGACATGGAACCCGCCGGCTCCGCTGTTCAGCGCCACGTCATAGACGAAGTAATACGCCTCGCCCGCTACCACGTCGCTGGCACCCATCGCTGTCGGCCCTGCGACGGACGCCTTGTAGCAGTTGAGCAGCCCAGGCGACGCGAGTCCTGCAGTGACCGCAGCGGCCGATGTATTCGGGATGACGGCAACGAACGCCTGGAGCTGATTATAGGCTGTGATGGTCGGCGTATTCGCCGCAGCCGTCAGCGTGTAAGCGTTGGTGCCGGCCGCCGTGCAGGGGATCGTCGCGATAGCACCGAGAGCTGCGAAATTCTGATCAAGCAGCGCAGCCGCGACGTTGCCGGCGGGCAGGTTGGCGAAGATTGTTGGCAGTGCCATTTATCTAGGTCTTTCTCGCGCGTCGCGCCGCTTACGGGCTGGAGATGTTATAGTCCTGGTACAGGATCGAAATCGAGACGTAGACGAAATCCTTGTTAAAGCTGGTGAGTGTCGCCCCCATGATCTCACCATAGGTCTGCGCCGGGCCTCGGCTGATGACGTAGCCAGTGACGACGAAGAATATGTTCTGAAAGAGCGAGTTCTGAAATTGCAGGATGCCGCCCGTGCTGTTCACGAAGGTCAGCACACCAGCGCCGCCGAGCGGCACCTGAATCGGCACGTTCTCAGTATCGATCTGGAACGTCGTCATCAGCGGGTCGCCGACGAAGTTATTGAAGACCTGCAGATAAGCCGCCAGAGATTGCTTGGTGACGATGTTGCCGCTGCCGGTCCAGAGCTTGGTCTGCAGCCACTTCTTGAGCGCGCTGGAAGCCGTCGCGTACATCGGGAACAGGGCCGTGGTGGTATAGCCCCATGCGGTGATGTTTGAGTTCAGCTCCTGCAGCGCGATTGCGGTCGGGTTCGAGCCCTGCGAACCGACAAACCATTTCGTGCCATCCCAGAGGCACATGTACCGGCGCAACGTCGCGTCCACCGGATCATTCGACTTCACCAGCAGCATGTAGCACTTGACGCCGTAGAGCGTCATCGCGGCAGCGCTCGGCGTGAACGTGGTAAAATCCGCATTGGCAAAGATGCCGTCGAGCTGGGGCGAGACTTTCTCCGCCGCACCGCCATAGAGCGCGTAGACGCCGGATGAATTGGGGAAGACCAGCGCGCGGCCGAAAGGCTGGACCGCGTCGCGCCATTGCGTGCCGACCTGCGGGTCAACGTTTGAGTTGTTGAACGTCGTCGTGGCCGGCGACCCGCTGGTGTTGACGTTCGAGATGACGTTGATCGAGGAGTCGCCCCAGTAGTAGAGGAACCCGTTCGATTGCCTGAGAGCCACCACGCGGTAGCGCAGGAACGAGTCAGCCGCCTGGAATGAGCCACCGCCGTTCGCGGTAGAGAAGTCGCCGACATTGTTCGGCGCGCTGAATGTGATCGTGGTCGGACTGGCAGCCGGGGCCCCGATCCAGATCCGGCCGCTGTAGACTTCGATGCAAAGCCCGGAGACACCAAACGGCATAAGCTGCACGGTCGCGGTCGCGGGCGTCGTGAAGCCACCGCCGGTAAACGCCAGAGTCACCGTCTCGCCGATCTTATACCCGGTGCCGGGGTTGGTGATCTGCACCGAGGTGACCGAGCCATTCGTTACTGTCGCGGTCGCTGTGGCCCCGGAGCCGGAGCCGCCGGAGAACCCCACGGTCGGAGCGCTGGTATAGCCGGCGCCGGCCGCTGTGATGGTGACCTGCGGCTGCAGCGAGCCCGCACCGAACAGCGACGTGCCGTCCCAGATGAAATATCCGTTCGTGGCACCGAGGACCGAGTCATCAACCACGATCAGGAGATACTTGGACCCCCATTGGCAGCAGCCTGGCGTGAAACTGGCCGTGCAGCGGAACGTATTTGCCGTGGCCGTGATGGTGGTCGTGGCGCCATCGGATTGGCGCACCTGCACGGCCGTACCGTTGTCCAGGAAAACGGCCCAGTAGGATACCGCGGCGAGATTGAAGGGGAACGAGAGGACGATGGTTCGCCCAACGCCCGGTGTGTAGATCGATGCACCATTGTCATAGAGCGCCCGCAGGTTGCCGTCCCCGATGGGGATCATGTTTTCCAGCCAAGCGAACTCGTTATCGTCAATGCTGGTGCGCTTGGCTTTCGTATTGAGCGTGCCGAACTTTTCCAGAATCAGCCGCTGCGACGAAGACTGCGGCGTTTGGCCGGCAGCGGGTAGCCCGCCGCGCGCCTGGCCCGGGTCGCTCTGCCCGCCGTCCGGCGTCATGCCGAGGCCACCGGGCTGCCGTAGAACCCAGGCACCATGATCTGATTCGAGAATGCAGTCCCGCGCTGCATGAACTTCACGAACTCCGCCCACATCGCCTGCGCGTCGGCCGGGCGCTGCGCGTTGAGATACGCCTTATAGGCCGCATAGAACGGAATAGCGTCGGTCCAGGGGTAGGGGATCGCCTCGGGCGAGCTATCGCTCGTGAGCACAGATGGCAGGCAGTAGCAGTCCCAGTCCATGGAAAATGCGCCGCTCGGAATCGGCCAGACATAGACCGAGCCGCGGGCGCCCTGCGAGTATTGTGCCCAAACGGTCGGGTAGCTCTCGATCCCGACGTTATAGGAGCGCAGGTACGCTTGGAAGGCACTCCAGGCCATCTGATCGAGCACCGGCTTTAGCGTAGTGCCTTGATTCACGGCGATCGTAATCACGCCCATGATGCTATCGACGCCGGGGAAATTCGCCTGGATGACCGGATTGATGGTGGAGAAGTTGTAGACTTCCTGCCCGAGCACGGTCTGATTCTGGCTAGGGTTTAGACTCGGCGGCAAAACGCGAACGCACATCGCCTCAGCAGCGATCTGTCGGCGACCCTCGTTGATGTAACCGACCAGATCCGTCTGCGTATAGAAGACCGCATTCGGATCATGCAGCAGAAGCTGGGTGCTGGTGATATAGGCAGTCAGGGCCAAGTCTGATTACTCCTTGGCCCTGAGCCCTGGGTACTGGTCCCCTATGACGCCCGCGAGGCCGTATCGGTTAGAACGGCTGGATGTAGCTGGTATCCGTAGTCCCGCCGACCGTAAACGTACCCACGCCCCAGGTGGTGGGAAGATTGCTCGGCGTGTTGATGGCGCTCGGCACCGCCTGCAGGCCGAACCCGGCGTCCTCGATCACAATGCCGGTTGCCGTGGTGGCACCGCCGGCCGTCGAGGTGCCGACCAGGCGCGCGGGGCGCGGGAAGGTGAGCCCGGTATCCGAGATCGGGCCGGCCGTGTTCGAGGCGCGCGTACCGGCGACGATGTTGCCGACAGACTGCACCACGAACGGCAGAGACGTGCCATAAGCCGCACCCGCCGTCGTCACGGTGTAGCCGGTGACGGTGAAGTTCATGATCGCAGTGACGGCGATCGTGGAGGCCGGCGAGAACGTGAATGTGGGAACGGCGGTCAGCACCGTGCCCGGATCGGTCGGGTAAAGCGCCGTGAGGGTGCCCGAGCCCACCAGCGTCGCGTTGACGGTCAGTACACCGCCCGAGCCCGTGGTATCGCGCGGGTCGTTGATGATGGTGATCGTCGGCGCCAGCGTGTAGCCCGCACCCTGATTGGTGACGGTGACAGAGCTGATGGCACCGGCCGAGATGACAGCGATGCCGGTCGCCTGGATGCCGCCAGCCGGCGGGGCGGAGAAGACCAGAGTTGGCGCAAAGGTGTAGAGCGTGCCGGCAGTCGTCACGGTCACGGTCGAGTTGATCGCGCCGCCGACCACCGAAACCCAGACGCTCGCTCCAGCGCTCGGCGTAATGGTGACGGTGCCGATGCCATTGGTGAGGCCGGTACCGGCGTTCGTGATCAGGCCGCCGACCGGAGTGCCGGTCAGGTTCGCCAGACGCACGTTCGAGCCGTCGCTATCGACCGGGATCGGCCCGAGGGTGGGCGAAGCGTTGATCGTGGTCCAGTCACCCGTGACCGGGTCTTTGAGCTGCATCGAAGTATAGGCGCCGAGGGCGACCAGATACGTACCAGATGGCAGGTTCTGGATGCGCGCGGGTGGCAAGGTGATCGCGTTGCTGCCGCCAGTCGGATTCGAGATGCCCGTTACCGGGTTCGGTATGCGCGAACCGATCGCGCCCGTGAGGCTGAGGCCGATACCGGGGCCGCCGATGCGAGGGGATGCCATTTCAGTATATCTCCTGTTTTCTCTCTCGCCCGGTTACCAAGCGCCGCCGGTAATGCCGGTGATCTGCCCGCCGCTCGCCGGCTTGGTGCAAACCGGCTCAAGGACGGTGATCAAAACGCCAACATTGGCGATCTGCAGGTTCGGGATGGCGCTGTAGAAGCCGGAGAACGCGAAATCCGCATCCTCGGAGATGTACATCGCCAGATATTTCGAGTTGATGAGGTAGGCCGTGCCCTTGGGGCAGAACGGATCGGCGAAAATCGGCGTGTCGCCCAGCATCAGGCCGCGGAAGCCGGCGTTGATCACATCGTCCTTGCCGTAGCGCGAGCCCGGCGACGTGTTGAACTGCTCGACGCCCATGAAATCGGTCATCAGGGTCGTCCAATCCTGGAACGACATGACGCAGAAATCGGGGGCCTCGCCGCCGGCATTGGAGGTGACGTGCACCAGTTCCTTGATGAAGGCGATGCGGGTCAGGATGGCACCCGCCGAGGTCTTCAGATAGGACTTCCAGAACGCGTTTCCGGCGGTCGAGCGGTTGATGCCGCCGTAGGTCGTCACGTTCGTGCCGTCGTCATAAGCTTCCGGCAGGCCGTTGATGACTTGGCCCCCGGGTGCCGCCGAATTGTTGGTGAACAGCGAGGTCGAGACGGTCTGCACCCAGACGGTCTTTGCGTCAACCATGCGGGCCTCGAGCAGTGGAATCACCACCTCGCTCGACTGAATGATGGCTTCCATGCCCATGAACGGGATCGGAACCACGCCGAGCTTGAGATTGAACTCGGCATTCTGCGCCGCGGTCTGAACGCTCGGCTGCGGAAATACGCCGGAGTAGTCGGACCATGAGAAGCTGACGAAGCTCGACCCCTGGACCGGAACCGTGATCTGGCTTACGCCGCCCTTGGCGCGCTGGCCGTTGCGGAGCAGGAGCGACATGAGCGGAGTCGCCTGATAAATCTGCACCACCATCTTGGGGATGAAGGCGCGGCGCGTGACCGCTTGAAGTTCGGATCCAATTGCACCGCTCGGAACGATTCCGTTACCCAAAACCGGCATTTTGTCTATCCTTTCAAAGTATTAGCATAGACACGCCAGCCCCGAAACTGCTTCGGATGGAGTGTATTGCTGTACATCGAATCCATGGTCGCGCAGGAAAGTTGCGACGTGCTCAATCTTGTCTGAAACACGTTGGCCCTTGCCGTGACGGGATGACCACAGCTCCAAATTTTCAACCCGGTTGTCATTCCGGATGCCATTTCTGTGATGCACTGTTTCATCGGTCGTCAGTTTGCGCCCGAGATGGCGCTCCATGACCTGCCGATGTTCCTGGAATTGCTTCCCGCCCTTTTGGTGGACCACATATCCATTCTTGTCGATAAAACCAGTTCTCTGGCCTTCGTCAGCACATGCTTTTGAGCAGAACTTCTGTCGATATCGATAGCCGCCACACTGCTGCATGGGCACAGGGTATGCCCGTTTACAAAACAAACAGTCTTGGTACGGCTGTGGCGCACGCTTTCCCATGATTACCGGGGGCTGCCCCAGCCGTATGTTTCGTTGCCGTAATCGGCCTTGCCGTTCTGTGCGAACTCGGTCAACACCTTGGCCGCCTCATCGCGGCCGAAGCGATCGGGGTCATCCAGCAGGCGCTTGAACTTCTCATCGTCCTTGTCGCCGATGTTCCAGTCATTCGACAGGATAGCAGGCGCCAGAGGCTTGGCCGGCGGATTCTGGCGCTCGAACAGCGCGGCCGCGGCGTCCACGTCGGGGATCTGCCGCTTAAGCATCAGATCCTTCAGCTTCTCGATTCCGTCCTCGGTCCAGCCGTCTTGCTTGAGCTGGTCGAATTTCTTGTTGAAGCTGCCGTCGATGATGTCGTCCTCGTACTTCTTCTTGAACGCCTTCAGTTCGTCCAGTTCGGCCCGCATTGGGGCGAGCGTCGGTTCGGCCAGCTCTTCATCGGTTACGACGTTCGGATGCAGCGTCTTCACCAGCTTCTGAATCTCACGCTTGGTCTTCGGATTCGTCATGAGCTGATCGAGCAGCATGCGGGCGGATTGGTCGAGATTTACTTCAGGCATTTCATTTCTCCCGTAGGAGCCCCTCTTCGAAGTCTATTTACGCCGAGAGCCGCGACGCTTGCCGCGGCCCATCTTCATCGCCATACCGGGGTAGGCCGTGCCCTTGCCTTTGCCGGTGCGCATCTCAGCCGCCCTTGCCGCCGACGTGGCTGAGCGTCATAGAATTTTTCACGTTCTTGGGCATCGAAGACTTGCGCGCGCCCCACTCGGCGTTCGCCTGATCGACGCGGACGATCTTGGGGCTGCTGTCCATCAGCTTGTTGATGGAAGGGCCAGGAAAGTTCGGGTTGGGCATTTTCGGTCTCCTACAAGGATTCTGCTGTCTGCGATCGGTTACGCCGGCATCCCAGGCATACCGGCGGGCGGGCCACCTGCACCTGGGGGGGGCCGCCGGCACCGGCACCTGCGCCGGCACCAGCCCCACCTTGGCCGGCCGATCGCATCACGGATTGGAGCATTTGGCTTTGCTGCGCGTTGCGCTGGAGATCCGCCAGAGCCGTCATCTGCACGCCGTGAGTCTGGTCACCGGCGGGGACATGCTTGGCGAGCTTGGAAACTACATCGAGAACGTCCTTGTGCACCGGGGTGCCGGGCGGGACGTTTGGAAGCGCCATTTCGAGGATGCGGATAGCCTCCCCCACTTGGGCGAGGGCCTTTGCCGCAAGTCCCGGGTTGCCGGAGTGAACCGACGCCGGACCTATTGGCCCCGGGGCAGGCATTTGCATCCCGCCGCCGGAACCTCCGCCTAGTGGAGAAGGCATCTGGAAAGCCACGCTATCCCCTGGAAGGATGCGAAGCTGCTGGAAGTTCTACCGGCTTGGGTACCGCGGTGGGTAGAGCCCTTGCGAGCCCGCATTACCGGCCGGCGTGAGTTACTTCCGGCGGTGCTTGCGGCGACGAGCCATGGATACCTCGAAAGGTGCGGGGGTGAGGCTTCGAGTCATCATCGACCCCCTAGGTTACGCGCCCCGTTGCCGGAACGCGGCTATCGCTTGGGCTTAGGCCCCGGCCTGGAAGATTGCGGATTCTTCGCTCTCTCCTGTGCCTCGGCTGCAGCACGTTCACGATATCGCGCAATCAGTCTATCCTCTGACGGAGGATGCGTCAAGGCGATTAGGTCTTCTCCGTCAATGGCACCGGACTTCTGCAGCGCGAACGCCTTGTTGGTCGCTTCCTCGCTGAATGCCGGCGACGAAGAATGCGAGTCCACGATCACATGCGCGTCCTGCGGCAGTTGGGAAAGCATGAACTTCTGCTCGGCCGGACCCTTCCCCGTCGTGAGAATGGTAGGCACCTTGGCCTGCAGGATCTTGAACCCGAGATCGCCCATGTCGGCGCACTGGTCTTCGACCACGAGCGCGCGGTCTCTGAGCCGCGGGGAGCCGGTGCGCACCAGAGTCTGCGCGTGGACGCCGGCGCGCACGCCAGCCTCCCCCTGACCCTGCATGATCGGCGAGAACCCGCCAACGTCGTCCATGTATTTCAGGATCGCATCCACCTGCTGCAGCAGATCCGGCGGCAGATCCGGCGCCAGCCGCTCGATCTTGCCGTTGGGCGTCGGGTCGCTCATGAACCCGCCGCGGCGCATCAGGGCCAGATGCTTCTCGCGGGTCATGCCGGTAATGCCGATATAGCCCATCGGCGGACGGGCGCGGAGACTGAGAAGGTCGTTCACGTCGGCGACCCGCATGTTCAGCACGTCCTGCAGCGTGGACAGATTCGCCAGTTCGCTGCGGCCCCAGAAATAGCCGTCGATCGGCATCGAGCACATCTCGAAAAACGGATGCTCGGCCTTCACGTCGCAGAGGTTCCGGTGTTTGTAGCGGCCCTCGGTGATGATACTACCGCCGCTCTGGCCGGCGCCGCCAAAGCTCACGATGGTGGTGTAGTCCTCGCGCTCGTCATCCCATACCCAAAGCTCGTCGCGCTTCACCAGCGACGCCATCACCTGCGGGTCGAGCTGGGGCACCGGGCCGCCAGTCACGCCGACCATGCCTTTTTGCGGCGTCACGGGCGGAGACGTAGTCACCGGCTGCAGGCCGCCCATGATGATCTGGTGAACGAAGCTGCCGGGGCGAGTCTCGTCGGTATCCGATTGCATGGAAGACGCCAGTTCCTTCAGCATCTTCTGCTCGTCTGGGTGCCCGTCGAGCTGGCGGCGGACCTGGTCCAGCGGGTGCCAGGTCGTCATCAGGAAGCATTCCTGCTCGTCCAGCTCGGACTCGGCCTCGTTGTAGACGCCGAAGTTATCCGGCTGCACGAGGTGAGGGGTGAGACCCTTGCCGCCCCAAGTCAGCTTGCCGAGACATTTCCCCTTGATGTTGCCGTAGTCCAGCCCTTGGCTGAACGTCATCGTGGAGGATTTCAGTTTCTTGGTGATGTACTTGCCTGCGCGGTCGCCCTGCGCGGTCGCGATCTCGTCGTCCGTCTCCTCGTAGTCGATCGTGTAACGGACATCGATCGGCGAAAAGAGGTAGCTCGTGAGCCGGTCAACGTCGGCGTAGCATTTGTTGTACTGCGCCGGGTTCGCGTCCGCGGTGCCGCTGTAATAGTAGTTCGACCAGAACGCATACTGGGATATGCGGTTGGCGCGCGACGCCGAGCACGCGTGAATTTGCTCGTCGTTGAAGTCGCGGAGCTTCTTGATTTTCTGCGGGACTTGCACGGTCTAGGGCTTCCATTTCGCCATGATGCCGGAGCGCAGCGGGTCGCGAGTCTGATGCTTCATGGCCTTGTGCAACATGCCGGTAGGCGACTCGCCGCCGGTCAGCGCTTTGCCTTGCGCCGTCGCGACCTTCGCCGCCTGGTAGGCCGGGGACTGGGTGAGTGGGACAACGTTGCCGGTGTTCGCTGGGGGTGCGCCGACAAGCTGCGTCGGAGCCTGCAGTGGCGCGGTCGGGTCGGTCAGCGACTGGCCGGTAGCGCCGAGGAACTCGGCCATCTGCGGACTCACGGTGCCGGCCGAGCGATTCGCGAGCTGGCGCATGGCGTCAACGGTCTGGTGCATCACGGCATCACTATTCGCCTGCGACGGCGTAGGCGGCCCCATGGCGACGGACTCGCCATCGCGGGTGTTGTCCTTCATGTTGGTCAGGCCCATCTGCTCGGCCGTCTTCTGCGCAATATCGACCGCGCGCGACTTGTTCGTTTTGATGCGCAGGGGCTTCGGGACCCACTCGGCCTTGACGGTGCAGACCGGGCACGGCGGATAGGGTTCGTCGCTGGAATCGTGCGTCACGGTCCATTCCAGCGTGCAGGCGTCGCAGGCATAGGTGCGGCGGATCATGCCGGGACCCTCGTCTCTGACCTAGGCCCGGTGTAATTCTTCCGCCAGTGTCCGACGTGCCAGTAGTGGCAGAACTTGCAGCGATAGACCTGCAGGTTCTTCACGCCACGTGGGTCTGATTTCTTCTCCACCAAGGACGCGAGTTGCATGCCGGCCGACACGATGGAGCCGTGCTTTTTCTTCTTGCCGCACTGGCGGTCGGCCTGACCGTGCTCGACTCTCACCTCGATCACCCATTCCCCAGATAGTACGGATTGGCCCACATCCGGCGGTCTTCCATCTCGGTGCGCTGGATCTCGCGTTGCCGGAAAAAGTCCGTGATGATGTGCCCGTGCAAGGTCTTCGCGCGCCCCGATTCCTCGTTGGCTTCCATCTCGGCCTGCGTCACTTGGAGATAGTTCATCTGGTTGGCGATGAGGCCGGGCCGCATCCAATCATACCACGCCTTGTTCGCCAGCGCAGTGGCGAAAACCCGGTCATCCTTGCCCCGGCCGGCGGCCTCGATCGAATCGCCGTCCTGGATGACCTTCGACATCTCCTCCAGGAGCGGCATCGACCGAACCCGGAGGATCTTGGTCGCGTAGGCGTCGCGGAGCTGATTCAGGATCAGGGTCTTGTTCTCGCTGTTGGTCTTCCAGTTCTGCACATACCCGGCGCGGCCAGGGCTATCCGGCCGGTTCCAGAGGTACCAGCGCACGTTATCGAAGATCGACAGGAGCACACCTTTCTCACCGTCTCTGGCGGCCGAGAGGGCTCCGGCGTCCAGCAAGTCCCGGAGGTGCCGCAGCTCCTGCACGATGGCGCCGCCTGGGCCGGTGATCTCGAGATTCACCATGCAGTTCCGGTAGACGCCGCAGAGATGCGCCAGTACCCAGGCAATCTGGTAGGTCTCCGGGTTATCCGTCGCGTACTCGGCCACCTGCACCATGGCGTCGGCAAAGCAGCGCCATATTTCGATGGCGTGCCGGTCCTTGTGCTCGGAGCGGCCAAACGCCGGATCAACGCCGATCGCATAGACGCCGTTCACATGCGGCTCCTCCCAGACCCGAAGGTCGGCCAGATCCGCGCGGGTCACCTGCTCGATATCGGTCGCAAGGAAGTCGGCGCCGAGGTGGTAGCGGTAGGCGCGGTACGGCGCCTCGGACGTGAACTGCATATCCGAGCTGAGCTGCTTCAGCGGGAAGAAGCTCTGCCCGGTCGCAACAAACGCCTCGTCCTCGGTCCATGGGTAGGACTGCGCCATCGCGGTCTCTGACATGCTGGACGCGGTGAAGCGGTGCCAGGCGACCTGCGCGGACTTCAGTTTCACGCCGTACTTATCGCGGACCTTGGCGTATTTCTCTTTCTCCTCGTCGGTCAGCGAGCCGTCCCAATATTCCTTGTAAATCTTCTTGCCCTGCGGCATGGCGTCGGTCGAGTAGACCTCTTTGGCCCACCAGCCGATGAAGAAGAATTTCTGGGTAATCGGGTTGTCCTTGGCGCGGCGGACCATGTCGTACCACATGTTGAAGCCGCGAGCGGTGGACTCGTAGATGTAAAGCCGGTTCGGATGCTGGATCGCCAGCGTGTTCAGGAAGTCGTCAATCGCGTCCGGGTCGCCGTAGTTGCTGACCTCCGTCGCGTGTAGGAAGTTGTACGCGCGCGAGACCGCGACACCGCCCTTGCGCTTCTTCTTGCCGGCTACGACATAGTCCAGCGTCGAGCCGTTGTTGAGCACCAGCCCGTTGCGATTCTCGGTCTTGATGCCGACGCGCAGGCCCTTGGGCAGCGAGTTGATGCAGCGGGAGAGGATGGTGCGGAATTTCTCGCGGTTCGATTCATCGTCGGTCAGAAGGCAGCCTTGCGTGCCTTCGTAAACCGAGAGCCAGAAGATATCGATCGGCAGAACGATGGTGGTGATGCCGAGCTGCCGGGCTTTCAGGCATTTGAAATCTCGAACGTTGCGTTCGAGACCCTCACATATTTCCGAGAGAAAGAGGTTTTGAGCGCCGTAGATGTTCTCTTCGGTGAGCTTCGTTATGCCGGTCTCTTTCGAGTCGATCGACATATGCGAGATATATTCGCGGAACAGTTTCTCCCAACGCTGGGTCGTGGGGGTGCGGGGCATTACCAGAGTTGAACGAGCGCGTTCCCGGTAGCCTGGAGCACGACGGCGCCGACCGTGTCGCAGCCCGCGAGAAGTGCGCAGGGCGAGCAGAGCGCCAGCATCAAAACAATTCTAGCCAGACGCATCACTCCACCCCCACCTCAACGTCGCCATGCTTCGCCAGCGCCTCGGCGATCTGGTCATAGGGCTCGCGGCCGTCAGCGGCGACCGTCGCCATCGCGCGGATCGCCACGATGTGCTCACGCGACAGGCGAATCGGGAACCCGCCGAACACCTCGCCCAACGCACGGTGCACTGCGGCAAACGACGTGCCGAGAAACGTGACGCGCCGGGGCGTGGTCAGCGGGCGCCAGGACATCTGGGTGGGCGGGAGCAGGTCGCTAGCTTGCTCGTTCGCCAGGTTCAACGCCTGCGAGACTGAAACGGGTGGGCCAAGTGGCGTCATCACCTCGCCGTTGCCAACACTTGGCCCGCCCTGAGTCCGCAGCGTTCCAGGAGACTGCCCGACCGGAACCCGGCGGATCGTCCCACCTACGTTTTGAATGGTGCCGCGGGAGTCGCTAGAATTATTGCTCATCACGCGCTCCCCGCCACGTCACCAGTCGCCAACACCCCGGCGCGCTCGGCCTGCGCCAGAGCTGCATCCATCAGGGCCAGGCGCCGGCGCATCTCGACCTCGCCGCGGCCCAAGCCCTTCGCCGACATCATCCTCGCCAGCACGATCACATCGTTGATCGCCGCGGCCACCACCATCTGCGGGTCCGCCGCCTGATCGGGGTCAAGCTCTACGCCGACCGGGACCGCCGGCAGACCGTTCATACCCTGAGTCATCCTAGCCACCCCTCTCAATCCGCTCCAAAGCATCCGCCAGCGCACCGATCAATGGCGACGCCTCGCCCGTACCATCCCAGCGCCGCGCCGCCGCCAACAGCCGTGCGTCAGCCGTGCGCTGCGGCACCTCAAGGTAGTTTAGAAGCTGGTCGGCGACCGCGAGAACGATCGCGCCCATCCTCTCAGGGTCCGTGGGCGCCCATCCGCCGATCGCCACAGCCTGCTCCACCGCCCACGCCCGGCGTGCCGACAAGGACAGCACCAGGGAACCGTAGTCCGACTCGTCAGGCATCCAAACTCCTATCGCCGCAAGTATCACCAAGGGTCACCAGAACCACACTACGCTGAATTACGGTCACAGGCAAGCTCTGGGCGAACGGCGACTCTCCACGTACATAACCAGCCAATATCAAACACTTAGTCAGACACAGAATTTCTTCTGGGGGAGGATTGAAGTGGGTGCTTACATTCACATCGATCGCGGGCCACCGCTCCCCAGCGTCTTGCGTTCAGTCTGGCACCCCGGCCTTGCGCTGCCGGCGCCGCACCCTACCGATCGTAGCGTACGCGACGCTCACCCCCTGTCGGTGCAGCCACATGTACAGTTCGTCATCTGATTGATCCGATTGTCTAATGTGTCTCACCATGTCGTCGGTGAGCTTCCTCGACCGCGTGTGTGGACGGTAAGGACCTCGCTTGACGCCTGGTTTGGAGCCGCCTGCCATGGCGTGAATAATGGCTCCAGCACCGGAGCGCGTCAAGCAGTGAATTAAGTGCGCGCGTAATTCTTATTATGTAATATCGTCATTCATAACGAAATCAACATCTTAGACTGTGATTTACCCTAATCTGGCTCTGGTCTAGCCGTTTTACGCACGATTCTGATCCAGTTTTACGCAAACGTGGCCGATTTGGTGACGTCCCGTCTCACTGTGTGACACGGCGTTTGGTGCATGTTGCAGCGCAGTAGTGAGGCGAAACTTGGCGGTCGGGCAGTGCGTGTCGCATCTCAATTAACCAGAATTCAGTTAACTCTCGGACAGATTTGGACAGAAATTCGGACATCTTCGGACAGCTACGGACAAGTGTTAACGTCTCGGACATCCTTTTTATGGACAGACATGGACAGGGCTATATATAGCCTGTCCTGTCCTGTCCAAAATGTCGGACAAGTGTTAACAAACGAAAGAAAGTTACGAATGTCTCGTTAACCATGAGTAATCCATCCAGGACCCGATCATCCCGACCTTGGTGAGATCGTCCACACCGCGCTTGAAATTGCGGTCTTTGGACCCGGGCTTGGCACCGCCGATATCGCGGGCTCTATATTCGTCCCGCCACATGGCGTTCTTGGCGACAATGACGTTGGTCGGGATGTGGCTGCTCGGGGGTGCGGGCTCACCATTCGCGGCGAGGACATTCTGCAGGCAGCGCAGGGCGAGATGGGCAGAGGGGCGCAATTTATCGATGGTTTTGCGCTTGTCTTTGGCGGCCGGCACGTCGGGATCCGGGGTGTACTCTTCAACAATGCAGCTCGTGACTGGATCACCGCGGTCGTTTTTGCCCAGCTCGACGGGGTAGAGCTTGAAGGTGAATTCGCCTGCAACCTCAAGATCGCGCTGTTTGCTGACCGTGGCGATGCTCATGGATCCAGTGCCGTTAGCTTGCTTGCTGACCTCTATTTCCGTGTCGATCGCTCCGCGGAGGCTGCTATGGCCGCGCATTCCCTTGGCCGTGTCCTTGCCGCAATGGTGGATCAACATCACATGCGCCTGGGTCTCTTGGCGGATGAAGTCAACGTTTGAGACAAGCGCCGTCATGTCCTCTGGGCTGTTCTCATTGCCGCCAGGCATGGCACGGCTAAGCGTGTCCACAATCACCATCCTGACCGGCTCATCGATGCGGTCGGCGGCGTCAAGAATTGCGTGAATCATGGATCTAACATCGCCTTCAGGATCCATGAGATTGAGAGTGGAAGTCACAATCCCGAATGGGATCCTGGCCGAGTCTTCCTTGCTGATTCCGTGGTGCTGGACATAGGCGGCAATGCGATTCTTAGCACCGTACCCGCCTTCCAGCGCGCAGTAGATCACACCACCTTGCATCACCTCGCGGCCAAAGAATGGCGCCCCGCGGGCGACGCTTAACCCGAGTTCCAGCGCGAAGAACGTTTTACCGCAATTGGGCTCGCCATAGATGACGCTGGCCGTGCCGTTGCCGAGCAGGCCGGACACGAAATCGTGCGTCTCCAGTGACGCTGAAATGTCATGAAGCCAAATAAGCTCAATATGTTGGGGCATTTGTCACGGCAGGTTCCCTGGTAACGGTTGCAGGCCCCCGGGGCGGGCGAGCTGGCCGTTACTCCAGCCCGCCCTATTCCCGAGGGGAATACCGCGGTGCGCGCCGCGGCCAAGACAGAGTATCCGAATTCGGAGCGTGACTGAAGCGTGAATCGTGCCAGCTACCGCAGCGGAGGCCGGTCTTTCCAGACGGTCTCCAGGGCGGTCCAGCGTGCGCCTTGCGTCGTGGCCCACCTGAGCGTCCGGACCCCGGCAACGTCGAGCACGGGGCAAATGGCGCGCAGTATGGCGGCATCTCGCTGGCTTGCCGGCCAGAGCGTTACATCGGCCCCTAGGAGCGGCAGGTAGAGCGGCCAGCTCTCAACGGCCGTCCACAGCTCGCACTCGTCAGGAAGGCTTAAAACCGCGGCGCGGGGGTAATTCTCCTGCACGTCTGGCCGCTGGTCAGGATCTGAGACCAGGATCACCGGGGCCGGAGGGCCTGACCACTCTGCGACGCCGACGAGGTCTTCCCAGCTATCCATGCTGCTCGACATAAGCCTTCGCCTCCAAACAGACCTTGAACGCATGTGCAGCATCGGCGGCGACTACGAAGATCACATTCCCCTCGGCCAAGAAATCGGCGTTCTCCTTCTGCTCCGGCGAGAGCCGCCCGCTGCCTGTCTTCACCTCGATCATGACGACGAGCGGTCGCTTGAAGCCGGGCGGGCGCCAGAGAAGCTCGATATCGGTATCTCCTTTGACGCCCACCGTGACGTGGACCCACTTGCCGTGTTTCTTGATCGGATTCCCGAGTCTGTCCGCGAGGACGTAGCGCGCGGTGTTGCGCTTGCGGATCAGCTTCCAGCCCGGCAGCTTCTGCAGCGCGTGGCGGATTGAGAGGGCGGCCTTCGTGTGCTCGCTCGGCTTCCATTTGTCCGTCGGTGCAATTGGATTCGCCATGGCTCGACCCATCATGTCGCCCCATGGTTCGGTGAGCGCCGGGTCGTCGTCAGCCACCGCGGCCTGCCACAAGCCCGCTTTTGGCTTCCATCAATGCATCAGTAATCTTCCGGTTGACCTCGCCGAGCCGAGCGATCGCCGACTCCGGCTTGCCAGCCTGCACATACTTGGTGTGAACGACGTTGAAGAACTCGCTGTTGCTCTCCCAGAAGCCGCCTTTGTCCGCCGCCTCGGAGAACGCAAGTTCGAGGCCGGTCAGGTAGTCGCTAAGCTTGTCGTATGGGATCGACTCGCCGTCTCCGGTGATCAGCTCGAAGGGGGCAGGTTTCACTGGCTGGTCAGGTTCCGGGACGGAAGGCTCGATAGGCGCAGCCAACGGCGGTAGATCGCTGACTTGCGCCCGATAAGTCTCAACACGGCTCTTTGGGGGCTCAAAGTCCTGCACTTCCTCCGGCGTGTACATACCGCTTGTCGAAGACGGGAACACCGTCTTGCATCCTTCGGAGACGCAGCGCGCGCGGAGCATCTGGCGCGAGTATTTCGTCCACATCTCCTTGCCGCCGAGGCCGGCTTTCTTGGCCCTGGCGAGATCCCAGTCGCATCGAAACGCGCCGCCTTGCGGGTGCGAGAACGTCGCATCGGCTCTGGCATCGGTCAGCTCGTGCCATTCGACCTTGCCGCCGGAGCGCTGGAAATCGCGGAGCATCGCCTCGGCCTTCTTGCTCGGGCGCCCCTGGATAATGTCATAGTCACGCGCGGCGATCATCGGGTGCAGCCCCTCGGCCTGGGCGAGCATCATTAGCGCGAATGCTTGCTCGGGCTGCTTCATTCCGAACAGCCCTGACTTCGCAACAGCTTGCGCCATGCGCCATATGTCGTCAAAGCTGGCTGGCGACGGCGGCACTACGATAGGAGTATCCGCGCGGTTAACGACCTGCAATTGATTCGGCTGCATCGTCTCTATCCCTCTGTTCCAGCAGCTCGACATAAGCCGCCTCGGTTATCGGCCGCCCCACACACTCCGGCCATGCATCTTCAATCTGTGCCGGGTGCCCATCGATCTCGCATTGCCAGAGCGGGGAGCGATCGCCCTCCTCGCCGGTCTCCGGATCTCGCGACGGCGCAAACCAGATGCGGATCGGCATCCATCGCTTGACTCGCGCTCCAGCCTGGTCCGGCACCATCCACGGCTTTTCGTAGAAGCCGGCGATCGGCGGCCATGTCTCGACTGCGGCTATGCCGTCACGGCGGAGCGCATACATGCTGCGCTGAGGCTCGCCGACATCGCGTGGCCCGACAGGACGCGGCGTGTAGAGTTCACGCATCACGCTGCCTCCTTCATCTTGACCCACACGATTCGCCAGTTTGCTACCGTCCCCCGCGCCACGCCCAACCGCTCCGCGATCTGTCCATTGTCGAGCCCGCGCGCCATGAGGGCGAAGATTTGATCGCGCTTGGTGCGGCGGCCACGGGCTGGGAGGGTGCTGGTCATATGGCATCAGCGAAGATGCAACCGATCTGCCGCTCCGGGTAGTTGCGCTCGTGAATCCAGTATTGGCCGTAATGTTCGTGAAAGAAGGCGCGGAGCTGGCGCCTCTCACCTGGCACGCGTCGCTGGTACTCATCAACGGCGGCTTGCTCGTCGGTCGTCATGGGGATTTCGTAATTAACCCATTTGACCCACTGCCCACGTGCGTCGTCCATACCGGGCGTGTTTTCCTTAAATTCCATCGCTTCCTCCTGTAAGCCCGCTCCTGCATCGAATGCACACCGTCTCAGCGCTCGGCACGCTAGACCACGGCGTCATGCCGCAGCCTGTGCAGGTCGCGAGCTGGTAGACGCGTTCCTTGGTCCGGAAATCGATGATGTATTTCAGTTCGTTCGCGGGGTCTGTCCCGCGAGTCGCGTAGCCTGCATCGTTTTCGTCTCTAAACATCTTTCCCGCTCCCCGGATCACGCCCCTGTAGCGCCCGCGAGATACTGATACCAAGATCGAACATGATGAGATCCAGCGACCCGCCAGATTTTCCCGCCGACCCGGTCGGCTTCAACACGATCTCCACCGCATGGCCTGCCTTATCGCGTGCTACGCTGAGACGCAGCGGGTAGGATTCGCCGAGCACGAGATCGAAGGTATCGGCCTGCAGGCGGCCGGGGATGTTCATGGCCTGATCACCCGCGGCTCGCCTCGAAACATATGCGCATACTCAGGCCGCGTGCCGCAGGTAACGCCGAGATCCTTCGCGGACTCCACGTTCCAGAACGGCTTGCCGCATTTGGGCTCCGGACAGCGCCACAGCTCATCGCTAATGCGCGGCTTGCCGACCATGAAACTCATCGTGCAAAGATGGCAGTGCAGGCGGGCGGTCATTGGTTCTCCAGCGTTCTGCAGAGCGCGAGATAAGCCTCGGTGGCTTCGCGCGGGGTATCCACCACGGTCGGCTTATGCCAGGGGTGAACGATCGCCCAGACCGAATCGCCACCATGGTTAAGAGCGGCGAAATTACGCACATGCACGCCGAGCCGCATACGCCGCAAAGCAGCCTCGAGATATTCACTCATCTCCATCCTCCGCCGTCCTGATCGCATACAGTGCTGCAAGCAACGTCGCCCCCAGCCACAGGAGCACGCCCGCTAGCCACCATGTGACCGTGCTGGGCGGGGCGATGATGTGAAGCGGGGTCATGCACGTAGCTCCTTGCGAGCCTGTTGGACAGCTTGCGTAAGCGCGTGAAACCTTTCAGCATCCCCGCCCGCGTCAGGGTGGGCCGTCTTTGCAAGCTCTCGATATTGCGATTCAGCTTTCCCTAGATCAGTTGCCGATGATTCCGATGCCGGCCCGACCTCTAGCACAGTCCGCCAATGCGCCTGAGACGGCAGCGCCATGAAGCCATCGAATGCCTTCTCCATCATGTGCGCGCCGCCATGTCGTTCCATCTGGCGCAATCCGGCTATCGACAACCCAATGGAGCGAAGATTGTCATGCGGCGTATCGTATTAATCACGCGCCATCGCCATTGATTTGCCGTGGAACAGAAAATAGACCGCGGCTCCCGGATCAGGGATGCGTTGTCGCGCAGCGCTTGCAAGGGGCAGCCCGTCATTCCGCAGCGGGAGCCACGAGGACACGACCGCGCTCTTGGCCCCGAGCAAATCAAGCTCGCTCAAGAGTTGCTGCCGCGCCTTAGTAAAGGTCGTATTGAAGCGCGACTTCCATTGGCGTCGTCCGCTCGGCGTCCGCGGCCACCCGTCCGGCCATTGTAGTGGATATGCTTGCGTCATCTCGTCGCCACCTGATGTGCGAACGACGCGAGGCAGCAGAGGGAGGCGATGAGGAGCCAGAATATGGTCAAGGTCATCACCGCTGTCCTTTCTTGGCATTCTCGAATGATTTGCGCAGGCGCCTGGCAATCTCGGCGGTCACTGGCCGGTCGGCTTCAATAGCCGCCTTGCGAACAGCTTCCATCAAATCGCGCGGGAGCGTCACATGAACCCGCTCTAGTGTCTCGATATTAGGCATTTGAAAATTCCTGTTGACGCCCACGAATGGGTTACTATATAGATCATCACACACCGTTGTCAAGACCGCTAAAACGGAGTCGCCCAATGACCGCCACTCGCCTCAACCCCCTCGCTGCCGCCCGTGACGTCGCTCAGCGCTTCGAGGACAGCTCCGCCCTCAACGCCGCGGCCGGTGCTTTGCAGACCGCATACGTCGCCCTTGCGATCCAGCTCAAGGACATGCACGACGACGCTGGCGTGATGCTGGTCGAGGAGATGCTGTACCGGCTGGAGGATGTTGCGGCGAAGATGCGGGTTAGGGCGAGCGATATTGGGGATGGGTTGTAATGGACGACCTACACAAAGAAACCGTAGAGGCTTTCCGTCAGGCCGCCGATGTGGCGCTCGACGGTGAGACGCTGGTAAAACTGAAAAAGCAGGCCAGCGACATTTTCCAGGGCGCGCTGGATGACATTGAATACAGCCTCAAGGAAGACCTCGCCCACAACCTCGCTGCCTATACAGCCGAGATGGCACGAAAGACTGTTGATGCCTTGCTGGCTGGCAATGAATCCGAGATGCGCCGTTATCTATCCTGCGAGGCTGGACGATGGAACGGCCGCAGTGATGGCGATACTTATCGGCCGCGTCCAATCGCCGAGCAGCATTCCGTCATTCACGGACGCCTGTTCGAGCAAGGCTGTGTCGAGTTGCGCGCGAGGATCGTCGCCGCCCACCGGGATCTCATCACAAGCGAACGCATCCTAGATCTTGAGGATCAAGTCAAGTCGCTGGTGGCTCAGGTCAACAAGAAGGCGGACGAGAACGAGAAGCTAATCCAGCGTCTGCGCGATGCGAACGCGTGGTGACCACCTAACCCCACCCCTCCATAGATGGCGGGCAGGAAAGGGAAGAGAGAATGAGCGAGTGGCAGCCGATCGACACCGCGCCGAAGGGAATGAAAGTGCTCGCCGGATATTTCAACGAGGCTGGCAAATGGCGGACGGTGACTGCCACATATTACGAAGATGGGACATTAGATTCCCACGAGGATCAGCACGAGAGCGGATACGCACCCGAAGGCTGGTACGAGGAATCAGAGACGCATGAAGAAATCATGCGAATGACGACGCCAACGCATTGGCAGCCGCTTCCTGCTCCGCCTAACCCCACCCCTCACCGCCCGCCAGAGGAAGGAATGAGCCATGAGTGAGCAGAGGCCGGGGGAGCGCACGCCGCACGATGGCATGCCGTACTACTGCGACGCTTGCGGCGCAGGTTGGGCAGAGTTCATCGCGTGCGAGCAACTTAGCTGCCGTCTCGAAACGATAGACACCGCGCTGGCCCGCGCCGCCCTTAAGAAAGCGAAGGAATAGCCCCTATGGATGCCACGCTGATTGAACGGCTGGAAGCTGCGATGGGGCCGGATCGTGAATTAGATTTTGCGATTTGGATGGAGATAGCGAAACCCTCTCAACCAATGCAATTCGTCGCGAACTCTCCGCATTATTCATCCAGCCTGGATGCGGCGATGACGCTGGCACCAGACGAGTGGACCGCATGGTAATTGCGTTCGCGGAATCGCAAGGCGAGATTCGTCGCTGATCTTTCGCGTCTGAACGCAGACAGCAATGAAGAATATGCGACTGGGCATGGGCCCACGCCAGCCATCGCTCTATGCATCGCAGCCCTTCGCACCCGGATCACAAGCGATAGGGCGGAGAGATGAAGCTGTGCAAGGACTGCAAGTGGTGCAAGCCGGATATGAGGTTCAGCAATCAGGACGACCAGATGGATTTTTCGATCTGCGCACGCAGTAAAATTGACCCAGTTTCCGGAAAGCCGGGTTGGCCGTGTTCCGTGGAGCGTGGAAGCTTCGGGTTGTTCGCTACAACTTGCGGCCCGCGCGGCAGATTCTGGGAGCAACGCCCATGACCCGCGTAATCGAAGCGGCGCTCCTCGTGCTCGCTGCGGCCGTCGTGTGGGGCTGGTGCGTGGTGTTGTCATGAAGGGCGTCACCGTCGGAGTTTTCGTGACGTATTTAGTCGGCTGCTATTACGGCGGTGCCGCGATGCATGACGCCGATTCATTCTCGTTCAAACATCTGGCCCAGATAACAGCGTGGCCGGTCTACCTCGCCGCCGAAGAAATCTATCCGTATTTCCTCGCCCGCCTTCAGCACACGGAGAACTGACATGAACGCCATCATCTCCGAGTTCCGCGCTCGCTTCATCGCCGCGGCCACCGAGCCGGTACCAGCGCCGATCAACCGCGGCACGCCGAATCCGCCGCGACGAGGCAAGGATCTCGGCCCCAACCAGCTCGCGTGGCTGCGAGACAAGATCGGGCCGTTCGAGGTCTGCGAACGGCTTGTGTTGGCCAGTGACCAGCATCGGCAAGAGATGCTGGGGAAGGTCAGGCCATGACCTCGCTGACCCCCGAAGCCCTGCGGAGCTTGTGCGAGAGACTCACCGAGGAGTATTCGCCGGAACGCGAGGAAGCCGCTGCCGCCATCGCTGGGCTGGTGGAGGAGCGAGCGCAGATCATAGCTGCCCGCGATCAGCATTTCGCCCAAGCATTGGACAACGGCGGAAAAGCGAACGAGTACGAGGCAAAGCTGCGCGAGATCGAAAATCGCGCTGATTACTGCCTCTTGGATGGCCATACATTTGATGGACTGCAATCCAACTTGCGCCAGATTCTTGCCATCGCCCGCACCTCACCCGCAGGAGAGAAGAAATGAATAAGCCGAGACAGGTTGTTATTGCTGGATTCTTTGTCGCGTGGGTCGCGCTGGTGGTGTGCTTCATCGGGGGCGCGGGCTACATCGTCCTGCATTTCATCTCCAAGCTCTGGTGAGCCCCATGACCCCGCCGAAGCAGAAAGAGCCGTTCACGAGGCCGTTTCGCGTCACACGCATGCTCTACTCTGGCGTAGAGATCGGCCATATCGTGGTCGATGCTGACCGCATCCAAATATCAGAAGTTATGCAAGAGCAAGATGCTAAATGGCTCTGCTCGCGCCTCAACTCCGCCCCACCGCCCGCCATGGAGAGCGAGAGGGAGGCGTTCGAGGCGGCATTTCCGGGACGCGACTTCGGCCTGTTCGGAAGTGCGGGCGGCGTGGTCGTCTACAATGACCAACTAACGCAATACCTGTGGCGCGGCTGGCTCGCCCGCTCCGCGGGGGCGAGGGAGGGAGTCGAGGTTAGGCAGCTCCAATTCGGCGACATCCTTCTAGAAACCAGCGTAAGCGAGTCAACTGACGCCGAAAAGCTTGAGCGCATCAAGCGGGAGGCGGACGATGGGCTAGCGAATGCAGGCCCTAATATTTATGGCATCAAGCTGCACGCCATACGCTCGATCCTGCTTGAGCGCCGCCAGGACGATGTATCGAAGCGGTGGGTCATCGCCGCCCACAGCGCCCCGGCTGCGCTGAGCGAGGATGAGGCAGAGGAAGACATTCGCCAGTGTCCAGTATGCGCGGGTAGCGGCAGCGATGGCGTTTACCCCGATGATGGAAGCCCGGCCGAATGTCAATCATGTGGTGGCGAAGGTCTTGTAACATTCTGGCCAGCACGGACCGGACCCGCCAAATGACCGACGCACTGATTGAAAAATTGACATGTGCGACGGGCCCTAGCCGCGAGTTAGATGCGGAAATCCATTCAATAGTGCGCCACTGGACTGATGGCGACCGCCCTGCTCCATTTTATACCGCATCGATTGATGATGCGATGACATTGGTTCCGACACAATATGGGTGGTGGGCTGAAATCCACCACCGGCCAGATTCGCCGGGTGTTGTGCTTTGGCAATTCCCGCAACCATGTGGGCGGATTCCAGCCGACAAGCCTTATCAAATTGGCGGCCGGACAGCAGTCCTCGCCCTTTGCATCGCCGCGCTCAAGGCTCGCACCATGGCCAAGTCATGACCCTCCGCACCGCCGCGAACATCCAATGCCAGGGCTGCCGCGAAGACTGGCCGATCCACGAGCGCACGCCAGCGTTGCCCGGGGGTGCCGAGCTGTACCACAAGCCGACGTTCGAGCAGTCGCCGACGTGGGTTCCGTGGCCGATGGATTGCCAGGCTTGGCGGATTAGGAAGATGGAGATGAAGGACAAGGACGATGAGTGACGAATTTGACGAGACGGCGACCACACACGTGGTAATCCGCACATCGCCAAAAGGCCCTGGCATGCCGTTCGTCGGACGCTGCGCAAGATGTGGACAGACCGGCTTAGCGGCAGATACTGCTCTTGAGCCATGCGACAACCCAAACGGCGCGACTGTTGGCGGGAATATCTTGCTTGCTATCGAAGGCGCAGAGCCGACCGCTCCCTACGTCCATCACTGGAGCGAAGACTTCGTTCGTGGGCCTCAGTCCAGTGACGAGTGGGAGTTCATCGCGCAGTTTCTCTGGCGCTTGCTCGATAACATCGACACGGCAAGCGACATGGCGAAGGACAACGACAAGGCCTATCGCGAGTTCGTTGAACAGGAGCAGCGCAAGCGATTCAAGGTCGGCAGTACGGATGGACATGTCGTCAAGTTCTCGGCTGAGGCGTTCAAGGATAAATCCTCCGGTCCCAAGCCATGACCCTCCGCATCCAACACCGCAACGCCGACCCCGCATCCACAGGAGCAGCCGGATGACGCAGAATCCGCGAGACACTCGCAGCGACATGCCGGATGAATATCGGGTCTCCGGCATCCTCCCGCGCGATCTTAGTAACGCCGTGTCTGATGCCATGCACGCGGCGCTCGAACGCGGGATGACCACTGATGAGGCATGCTGCATGGTTGCATCTGTAGCGGCCGACTACTGGCGATCAGCTTTCGGTAACGGCTCCCTCAACAAGCTGGCGAAGATCATTATCGCGCGGTCCAAAGAACCGATGCCGGATGCCGAGGGAGCCACCGAATGAACTCCCCCGGCACCGGAGGCACGGCAGCATGAGCGAGACGGGATGGTGGCGGAAGATGGAGTTTAGACGCATCAAGTGGTACGGCGCTTGGGGCGCGGCGATGACTGTTCTTTTGTTCCTGCGCATGGCCATGGATCATTCCGGCTGGCTACTCGGACTAGACCTTTTCTTCGCCGTTTCGTGGGCCGGCATCTTCGCAAGGTTCGTCATGCTCAATACGGTCGAGATTGAGAAGCCGTGCAACTCCATTGTCGTCAACGGCGAGCAGGTTTGGCCATGACCGTTTTAGTCGCCCTGCGCACCCTATCCCCGGCAGCGGGGCATGGAGGGGAGAATGAGTGAGAAATATGCAAGCCCGTGGTTCCTGCAACAGCTAGACCGCCAGATTGAGGCCGACCGTGTCGCATGGGAGAAAGAGCGCAAGCAGACAAAGCGCTGCCTCACTATCGTGTGGTGGTGTTACGGCTTCTTGGTAGCCGCATATGTCGGCTTCTATTTCATCTATATTCCAATTCATGAGGCCAGCCATGGTTAGCCCAGCAAGCCAGCTATCCCAAACCGAACAGCGCACCGAGGGCGAAAAGTTCGCCTGGCAGGCCCACGCCATCTGCAAAGAGCTAGGCCGCATCGGCTACCCGCATGTGTTCGTCGCGGACTGGTACCGGCGATGGCTGGCGTTCGCGCCGGAGTCGGCGGCTGTTGCCGTCGAGTATCCGGAAGATCCGAATGTGCCATGAGAGGATGACATGAAAGAACTATCGCCGCGAGAGGCACTGAAACAGTATCGGCTTACATCTCCCGTTACTCAAAACGAGCAAGCTGAAATGTTCACACGCATGCCGGCCAGCGACCGCATGGAATTGCTGTTCTATATGGCGATACATCTGGTGAATGGGATGCAATATGTCCACGGATTAGTCGACCAAGTCAGTGCAAAAACAACAGACTGGCGGAAATTTGGCGAATCAACAGAAGAAAACTAGACCAGCCTCGCCCACCGAATCCACCACGCCGCCATGTTCGCGACATACTGCCGCCAGCCGGGGCGGACGGTGCCGTCAGCAGCGAGCTTATGATGCAGGATGTTGCCGATCGGAAGGCCTTGCGCGCGAGCCTGGGCTACGAGGGCGTCGGCTTCGGTGGGGAGGCTCATACCTGCTTGGCAGCATCCGCGTTGATGCGAGCCTGCACAGCGTCGACGAGCTGCGCCAACAGCGCGCGAGTCTCGTCACTCACGTCGGGCCGGTTCGGCACCGATAGCTGCTTCTGAGCGGCGAACAGGCCTTGGAGGAACTGCTCTAGCTGAATGCCGGCGGGAATCAGGCCGACGATGATCGGGATGAGGGCGGCCATTATGTTAGACTCCTTAAAGATTGTTGCCGGATGCCAGTCTCGTGCTGCCCGTGGCGCTCCGCTCTGGATAAGTACCCACTCTGGCAGCTTCAAATCCAGGCATCACGGCGACGGGTTCACCCTTGATAGCTTCGTCGCCGATAGAGCGGATTCCAGCATCCGGCAATCTAATGGACCCGACCGCCACGGCGCCGTCCTTGATAGCTGGCGCGTTCTCGGTCAACCATATATCAATGTTGTCAGCGCGCTGGCGGAATATTTCATCGCTCACTGCGCCGCAATCCCAAACGCGCTCAACAGTCCCGACGAAGACCCAACCGCCGACTGTGCCGCGCCGATCAGTAGCGCCGCCGCCGAAGGATCACAGTGCACACCAGCCGCCAGATTAGGCGCATCACCCACAATGCCGGTCGTCTGATCACGGAAGCACTTCCCGGCCTCTGCATCGGCCGCATGAATCGCGTTTGTAGCAGCCTGTGTCGAGGCTGCGATCTTGGCCGGCACACCCGCCGGAAGCTTGCCGGTGTTGATCGCGGCGTCTGCGGCGGTCAGGACGGCGCCGTATGCGGTCATGACGGTCTGCATCTGCTCGCGTGGGCTATAGGCCGTGTTGCCCGTGGTGCCGACTGGGGCGGCGCTACAGGCCGCGAGAAGCAGGATGACGGCCGCGAGCGGCCAGGCTGTGCGCATATCAGATTCCTCATTTTTGAATTGGCCCAATGATGAAGCCTTCGGCGTAGAGCCATGCTAGCAAATGATCGGCTTGGGATAACGTTGGGTCTCCGATCTTCTGCATCTGCGCCTCAAAGAACGGCCCTTCGAAATACCGGTATATAGCCTCACGCGCGCTGTTGCCTGGATTCCCCGTGCGCTTGATCTGGACGACTTCGCCCATCACTTCGCCGAGGTCGCGATACCGTGCCGCAGGGTCGAAAGGCCGAGAGCAGTGATGATGGCCTGGAGCGCCTGGCTCGGGTCGAGCGCGCCGGTCTCGTAGCCGTAAGCCGCTGCCGCGACACCGAGAGCCGCTACGATGTAGGTTTTGAAACCGTTGAGCGCTGCCATCACACCGCCTCCACATAGGTATCAGGGCCGTCGCCGGGATTGGCCGCTATCGGAGCACCGACGCCCCAACCGCGATCCAGGGGCACCACAAGCGGGGTGGAGGCCCCTTCGCCGGTATCGGCCGAGGGCGAGAGCAGAATGCCGTCGATCACGCTGCCGTCCTGGAGGGTGAGCTGTACGAAACGGGCCATGAGGGCTCCTGTGAAAGGTTGCTGCGAGACGTATGAGACTAGCACCATCTTGACGGCCGCATTGCGCAGCGGTGAGATTTGCCCTAGCTACTTGGCCTCACGGTGACAAGCGTCTCGCAGCATTGTAATCCTAACTTAATCGCTAGAGATTTGCAACTATCGGCCTCTGTGCTACCTTACCCAGCGATGACCCGCATAGACCCCCTCCTATGGCTGCGCGATCCCCGCACGGCCGAGATACTGCGAAAGGTTAACGCCGTGACCGTAGCCACTGACAATCTCTCCGCCGCCGTTGACGCCCTTGAGGGTGAAGTAAAGATCGTCGGCCAGACCATCCTTGATGAACTGGCCAAGATCAACGCCGCATCGACCGACCCCGTCGTTCAGGCCGCTGCCGACCGCATTACGGCCGCTGTGGCCACGCTGGCGGCTTCTGTCGCCGCGACGACTGGGCCGACTCCAGCGGCCTAGGGAAACAGATCCCGCTTAATAAAGAACGTCAGCGCGCCGAGCATAGTCACCACCGCCAGGGCCGCGACCCATCGTACGATAGACAGCAGGAGGTCGAGCTTTTCGCCGATCTCTTTGTGACGTTCGGTGCATAGCATCAGGTGGCCATCGAAGTCTGAGAACAATTTCTGTACCCGTTGCCCCAATTCATGGCGGTCGCGACGTAGTTTACTAATTTCTTCCCAGATCCTGTTTTCTTCGGTAAGCATGGTCAATCGTTATTCGGCACCGGCCGCTTGCGCGAGATATTGAGCGACGGCCGCCTGCACCAATAGGAAGTCGGCCTGCTCACCCGGCGAGCCACCGCCCCACGAGAAGAAGTCATAGGCTCCGGTCGTAAAGCCACCTCCAGCAATCCCGCTCGTGTCGTGGCCAGCCTTGAACGCGCCCGTGACAATGGTCGCGGATGTGTCCGTGTTGCTGGCGACGGTGCTATTCACGATCTGCTTGAAGCTTCCGGCAACGATGCGATTGACACCGTACCAAGCACGGCTATCGGCGTTCGCTGTCGTGAACGAGCCGCCTGAGTTGAGGCCGGTGGCGAAGTTACCGGACGAGCGAGCCTTTATGACCGATTTGCGCGACGTGACATCCTCACCGAAATCGAGAATGTTCTCATCGACATTTGAGCCGGTTTTATGCAGGAACAGGTGCGCGCTGTTCTGCACAAAATGCGGCGTCGTGGCCGTGAACGGATTGAAGTTGAAATCTATCCATGCGTCCGAGCCGTTGCCTGTCCAGGGGTTCTTTGCCGACCATGTGGCCGAGCCGTTCCATGTCGCGTGGTAGAGGTTCTGCCGCAGGTTACGCTTGGCGACACCGATCACATAGGAGACCGTTGTCTGCACGCCGTCTACCTGTGCCCAATAGCCGCCAGCGTTGATCGCCTTCAGGCCGCGGAATAAGTTGTCATAGGCCGAGCGCCAGCGCCGGCCGGTAGTAGACGGCGTGGCCAAGCCTGCACCCGTGAGTGCCGTCTCGAACGTCGTCATGTCCGCGTCGAGTACCGTGGCGTTGACGTAGATCGTGACGGTGAGCGTGGTCTTCACGAGCCCACTCGGATCGTAAGCCGTGATCGTGCAGGAATGCGAGGTCTTGACGCTGGCGTTTAATGTGGCCGCGAGTTTCAGCGTGACGCCATCCGCATCGAGCACAAACTTACCATCCGGATCAGAGGCGACTCGGAACAGCATAGTACCGGTCATGTCTGTGCCCGAGCCGGAGAGTGTGGCAAGGGTAGTGCCGATGGCAGATGCTTCGTCGGTAACACCGGCTTCGACTCCTACGGCGAAGGTCGGTGACGCGGTCAGCGCACTCGGCAGCGGTGGGTCCCAAGTGATGAATGTATCGGAGAACGGATTGACCGTAGCAAGCGTCGTCGTGTCAGGATCAACAACAATATCCCAGTCGGTGGCCGAAATGCGCCACGGGTTGCAGGCGATGTGTGCGTCCAAGCCACGATTGTTGAAGAATATATTAGCGTGATTCCCGGTGCTTCCGCGGATTACCGGCCGTATAAGCGTCGTGACAGCATCAAGCGCGATGTTGGACTCGACCCCGCCGTTCGCGGCTTGCTCGAAATGACACGGTCCACCGTTGCCTTGGCGGTTGCGCGGATCGATAGATTGGCAGTCGGTCATGATTTGCAGGATGTTCCAGCGCTTATAGTTGGCGCGGCTGTCCTGACTGATGCACCCGACAAATGTGACCGTGGCGGCGTTAGCTAGCTTGTTGTCAAAACCAGCGTCGGTATGCCCCTGGCTCGTGACACGCGTATAGACATGGTCACCGTTCCTCCGTTCAGTAGAGCTGCCATCGGCGTTCGCGAAAGAACTGGGGGCGACGCTCTGATAGGAGTTTTTAAGGATGCCATCCGTCCAATTGATATTGAACGCGGTCTGCGAAGTCTCATTCGCGTCTGCGAAGTTGTCACCATCTTGGCGATGGCTATCAAAGAAGAAATCATGAGTGTTCCAATCATGGCTGACACCGCGGATGCGGACAGCCTGCTTTGAATAGCCGTCGATATTTGGGTTGCTGATCTCGACGTTGCCAACTGTAATGTCGATATCATGCTCGACGAACCGCTGGCAGTTGAACACGGTGATGCTATCGAGGAGATAGCCGTGAACCGACCCAGTAAACTGGACAAAGGCCCCGACCCGGGTCAGCGATAGGTTCTGGAACTTCAGATTGTTCGCGCCGAACGCTAATTTCCATAGCGTGGACCCCGCAGCCTTGCCTTTTACGCTGGTCGGCGTCTCGGGGTCGATCGGCGCCACGAACAGAAAACGTGCTCCGGTTATAACCGGCGTGCCTGGGCTAAGATCGGCGTTGGCGCCCTTGATCGTGACCGGATGTCCCGGCCCGCCACCATGCGAGATTGTTGCCCCACCGCCTGCTGTGTAGCCACCCTGGTCCGCTGCAATCAGGACTTGTCCATCCGGACCCGCCAGTTGGATCATGCCGTCAAGGGAACTCATCGCTGCTTGATTGGCCCAAGTGCTGCCGTTCTTCAAGCCGAGCGCAATAGGTCCGATGTAGCGCGTGCCGGCAGTAAGAACGAGTGGTCTGACTCGGACGGCCCAGAGTTTATTGGTGGCGATGCCGGTGATCGTGGAGACGGCATCCACCGAGACAACGTAGATGTTGTCGCGATCGGCATCGACCGGCGAGGCGGAGACCTTGGCCTCGAGGCGCAGCACATTCCGGACGCACGAGAAGAAGTCCTTGTCCGGCCCGCCGACAATCGAATACTGCACGTCATAAAGCGCATCGTTGGTGTCGCTGTATCCGCCGAGTTGGAGCTCGAAATAATCGCCCTCATAGATGTCGAAGGGCTGCGGGAGATTGATGACGGGGTTAGACGGCAACACCACTACCCCAGTTAGGCCGGTAGTCAGCGAATACGAAAAAACCGGCGGGCTGATGGCCACGACTTAGTCCGGTATCGCATTGACATCGGCAAAGACTGGAGCGGATGGCGTGCCATTGATGCCAGCCCTGACTTGCGCTCCAGGTTCTAGTCTGAACCCGCCCATGAGCGCGACGGCACCGCTTCCGGTGAACGTGGTGGTCGTTACCCCGCTCGGGTCTACCGGGACCCCAGTCACGCCATCCGGCCCCTTAACTTCAAGCCGCACGACGGCATTGTTAAGGTTGGCGCAGCAGACGGTGAATCGTCCGTCCAGCGAAAGCCATGGGAACCAGTCGCCAGTGACGAGCGCACCTTCGGTGCTAACGCCTAGTAGTCGGATGAATGGGGTGAGAGTTGTGTGCGCCATTATATCCCCGCCGTTCCACTGATCTGTCCGCGCGTCGGCTGCAGCGGACGGCCGAGCCCAGTATTCGGCACGGTCACGTTGTCATAGACCGGATTTCCCGTTGAATTGGTGATGTTCCACACCACCGGCAGAGACGAGCCGCCGCCGAACATGTAATCGACGTTAATCGTATCGGTCGCGATGAAGCTCGCAGCGGCGAGGGTCAGCACGATGTTGTTCCCGCTGAAGGCCGTCGAGCTGATCGTCTTCGCCGTGACACCATTGAACGCGCGGAACCCGGTCAAACCTGTACCTGCTGCCGATCCGCTGTGATCAAGTAGCGCGGTTCCAGCATCCTGGGTGATCGGTAGCGTGATGGTCTGTGTCAGCGCTGACGCCGTGAGCGTGCCGGCGAATAGCGGGCCTGCAACTCCGGTTGCCGTCAGGCCCATCCGGAAGAGAGAACCAGCAGCATCACGATAGCCGAGAATGCGATATTGCGCGGTATCCAGATGCGGGTCAGCAGCGGAATCATACTGATCGCGCTGGCTCATCAGGTCCAGATAGGTCGCCGCACTCACGTCACCCAAGACGATGCTGCCGAAACGTACACCGTCATACCACGCGAGAATCGCTTGACTGATCGCGTCGCCATGCGCATCCGTCGCCGATAGATCACGACTCAGAAGCCCGAGAATGAAGATGATATGTGCGCGACCCGATAGAGTCAGACACTGATTGAACAAGTTTGTGATGCCGGTCATGTAGGTAGCCTTCGCCAGCCCATTGACCGCGTCAGTCTCACCTTGCTGCCACTTGACGATCTCGAAACCATAGCCGAGCGCCACTGCACGTCCGATCTGGGTCAGCAGATTGTCCCAACTCGTATGCGTACCGCCATTGGCCAGCGTCTGCCATGTCGCGATGGTGGTCGCACCAATCGCCATCTCCAGGATGAACACCGGCACGCGCGTTGTAGCGACCATGGTGTTGCCGAACGCCGTACAGCCGTCGCCTGCAAACCCGTCGATGCCGTTGGTCGCGGTAGGTTCATCGGGCTGGGACAGCGTGTCGTTCTTGTACCAGCCGATATATTGGCCGCCTGAGTAGCGGAATACGCCCGCCGATGCGACCATAGGTGTGACAGTGAACTGGCCGAACGGCTTCTCGGCGTTGGACTGACCGATCCACAGGACACCGATGCCGACCGCGATGATCGTATAGGACGTGGTGATGACGGAGGGATTGGCAGAATCCCGAACCTGAATGCTATAGAGATACGAGCCGTCTAGATTCCCTTGTGGTACTGAAGTAGTCCCAGTAAAGGCGTTATTCGCCGGCGCTGCATCCAGAGTTGCCCAGTCAACTACTGTCCCCCCAGATACTTGATCTATTGTCCGTACTTCAACCGTTGCCGGGGCCGAACCTTTATAAAAGCCCGGTACAGCCAACGTGTAGCTCGTGCCGACACGCTGGAAGCATTTCACGGCAGTGATGCCCGGCTTCACGATTATCTTGCCGGTATTCCAATTTGACTCATCGATCATCAATGCGGAACGGAGATTCCCGCCGAGGAATGGAGCTATGGTCATGCTGACGCCTCCATGGCGGCTTGAAGAGCGGTCAGATTGCTGCCGGAGATCGCGACGTTGTAAAAGACCGAAGTGGTTTCGCGCATCGGCGCGAAGTTCTGGCTATTCACGCCGCCGACATAGACAGCCGCAGATACGCCAAGCGTCGGAGAGGGCAGAGAAGTAAACGAAGTCGTGGTCCCAGCCACGCCATTGACGTACCGCTTCACCGTGCCACCCGGGTAATCGGTCACGTTCATAAGGATGTTCGGGTTCGTATCCCACGAAGTGGGGGCCGATGCGGCAAATGGATTGCCGTCACCGCGATTGGTGCTGGCTGAAAAATTCGGCGTGGTGAGAAACGAGATAGCGGTACGGGCCGCGTTCCCGCTGGCCGTCTGTGAAATCGCCATTGCCTGCGCGGTAGCACTTGGCGTAGCCGTTGGCTGGACAGCACAGGCCATCGTGATGCCAAGCGCGGTATTGTTGATGCCGCGCATCGTGGCATTCGTCCAGGCAGTCCGTTGCGTTGTGCCGTTATAAACAGCAACCGGATAAACTGAGACCGAGCAATCCAGCGTCGGCGATGTACCGGCCACACCGATTGTTCCTGTATCGCTGTCTAGCCCAGCGCCAGACTGATCATATCTCTTGATCCTGTAGACCTGCGAGGCACCCGCCGCCTGACCCCAAGCCGCGAGAGTCAGAGATGTCGTGTTGGGCAGACAATCAAGCGTCGCATTGTCGGACGACCGCTGAGCGCGGTAGGCAAACCCGGCGTAGGTCGCCGACGAGATAAGCTGCTGCTGACTGAACAGAGCAAACGCCGGCACCAGCGCCTGCATAGCATCGAAAGCGCCAGGGATAACGGCAGGCCCGCCCGCGTTCGCTCTGGCAGGCCCCATCAGCCTCGATACTGAGACCAGCGCACTCATCAGGTTTGCGCGACGACCGAGATATTTTCGCCGTTATTCAGCCATATGAAATAGCCGAACGCACCCGCCGGCAGACGCTGCCCGGTCGTGGTCGTCGCAACTGCCGTCACGCCGTAAGTAATGCTCATGATCGCATCGCACGAAATCTCAGCGAGACACGATTGCGTCACAGCCGGCGCTTCGGCATGGCTCGCGCTGATCGTCAGTGGGGTCGCGTCGCTGAGCTTTCCTTGCGGCGCCTGAACCTGATTCGGCCCGACGTTGCGGTGGTAGGAGATAAATGCGGTCGCCATCTACTTCACCTTGCGCTTTGCGCGCTCCTCTATGGTTCCGGTCCTGCGGCGGGCCATTAGCCCCTCCGCCAATACAGCGCCACGATCGGCACCACGACGCCGAGATTGAACGCGCCGTTAATTGACAAGGCTATCAAGGTCGGGTTCTCCAGGGTCTTCCACGCTAGGGCCCCGGCTATCATCACCGCGATCAGCAGCATCAGGCGCACGGCGAGCACGAGGCTTATCGTTAGACTCACGCCCAACAGCAGGCGGAATGCTCGCCCTAAGTCCTGCAAGCTCTGCGCCTCCGTTATCGTCGTCGGCGTGGGGTGGGGTCCTTGTAGTTCTGCGAGATGGCCCGACAAGCCTTGTCGCCGAAATTTCTCCGCTGCCGCTATCCCCGGGTATGGTTGTGACGCCCTCTCCTCGCTCGGGCTCAACGGCCTTTCGCGGCCAGGCAACGACTGGACCGCCATCGGTGACGGCTCGCGGTGTTCCATTATCTCGCCCTGGTCGAGCCCCAGAGTTTCCATCGATTCCGGTGGGAGAGCTTCCTCCCTCAGTACCCGGATTGGTGAGCCTGTCTTTGAAACCATCGATTCCTTCCCCCTCTTTTTCGCCTGTGTCAGGATTGACCTTGTTTTTGATCGCGTACCAGCCGCCGAGCGTCTTGACCACGTCCATGGCCTTGTTCACCGAGACCGGGACGGCTTCCACTATGCTGCCGTCAGGCGCCGTCATCTTGTCCAGAATGGCCAGCGCCAGCGCGTCGAGCTTGTCTTTCAGCGGGTCGGTTTTTACGGGGCGCACGGTCATTGCGCACCGATGTAGCGCTGGGTCTGAGCCGCCGCCGGGGCCACTGTCTGTCGCAACATGCTGTTGACGCCCTGCGAGAACGGACTGCCCCAGTAGTTACGAATGCCTGGCAAGTATGGGATCGTGGCTGCACCAAGCCCTACTGCGGTGCCAGGGCTCACCATATGAGCGCCGCCTAGCAAGCCTGCACCGATCAGCGCACGGCCAGCCGTCCCACTATCCGGGTAATTGTTGCCCTGCACTTGTTTCGCAGCGGCGGCCAGTGGCTGCATAGGCGCCTCACCGCGGGCGAATTGTTTCTTCGATGTCGCCATGCCCTTAACCGCGTTCAAGAGCTGAGCGCCTGTAAAAACGCCATCCTTAGCGCCGAGCTTCGACGTGGCATCCTGTATGCGCAACAACAGGGCATAGGCTTGATTGATCGGCTGCAATTGGGCCTGGAATTGCGGATTCGACCGCTCAAGAGCTGAGCGCACGGCCATAAGAGCCTGTCGCACCGATGCGCCCAGTTCTCGCTGGTTCCACGACGGATCGCTTGCTAGCCCGCGCGCCTGCCGACCTATCTCGCTTTCCGCGCCCTTAAACGTGTCCCCATCCATAGACATGGTTTGTGGGTCAAGTTTTCCCGCAACCTCCCTATCCATGATTGCAGCGAAGGCCCGCTGTTGTTCTTGCGGCAGGCCGGAAACGGCCCCCGTAATCCTACCCATATCCGTCACGAATTGCTGGTCAGGTCGGAATGTCAGTTGTGGCAATAGGTGGTCGTATTGAGCGGAAATTATGTCATCAATCTGCGCGAACCCTTCATTCCCAACCGGGAAATTGCGCGGCACCTGAAGATTGAGCGGAGCGAGCGCCGCGTTATACGTCGCTCGGTTCAGATCCTCGACGCCGACGCGCTGGTTATTTTTGATCATGTCCCCAAGACCGGGGACCACCGTGGCCTTCTCTTCTGTCGCCTTCCCAGCCCCGCCTAGCATCTGCCCCCAAGTCTGACGGATGCCGAGCTGAGACAAGAGCCGGTTTGCGGCGGCCCCAGCCGGGGCCAACAATTCAGCGGCGCCTTGGATCACAGGGCCAGTGACGGCGCCAACCTTAGCACCATGCTCGGCTCCGGCGACTTTCTCACCCGGTGGCGCATAACCAGCGCCACCCACCGCGCCCATGGTGCTACCAGTGAGAACGGACCGCCCCATGCGCCCGAGCTTTGTGGCCCCACGGCCGATCCAACCGCCGACCGCGTTAAGACCAGGTGTCATGAACGCCGAAACCAGCTCCCCTGCCTTCAGGTTAGGATTCTTCTTCTGCGCCTCGTCAATGCTGGCGTTCACCGCATTGTCAAGCTGCGAGTAGATATCATACATGGCGCGCGGATCGCCTTGCGCCTTCAGGATCGCTGCCGCGAGTCCAGCCTCGGCATCGTCCGATGTACCCAGCGAGATGCCGCGCGCCCAGCTTTGCGCGCCGTCCATGAACTCCTGGAAACTCGGAGCATTCGTGCGCAGGCCAGCCGCTTTGAGCGATGACTTACCCTGCGCAATCATCGCGCCAAGCTCGTCTGGATTCGATCCCGCCGCCCCGGTGCCGGAGGGGACCGGAGGGGCGGCGGGGGTAGACCCCGGGGCGTTCGCCGGGGAACGCGTCAGCATGGCGCCGCCAGGAAGCTTCGGCGCTGGGGAAGCTGACGGCGATTTTGTGAGCGTCGCGCCGGTTGGCAGCTTGATGCCGGTAGAAATGGATGCATCGGTCATTGTGCCGGGCTCCCGTCGTCATAGAACCACGACTGGCCGTCGTCGCTGTAGATCGGGCGATTGTCCGGCATCGTCGCGGAATAGGGATGCGAGTCGCCGCCGCCGGTCGCGTCCGGTGCCTGGCCAATATCAGACAAGCGCTGCTGTAGATCACCGATCTGCTCTTGCGTGGATTGCTGCGCCGTCGTCACATCCTGCTGCATGACTTGGAAGGCTGCAGTGATCTGATCGAGGTTCATTGCGCTGTTGAACAACCCGTCCGCCTTTTCCATTGCGCCAGATTGGAGTTGGGCATTTGAATTTGCGCCGGACATAATGCGGGCGTATTCGTTTTTTGCGGTAACAATCGCGTTGTCGAACGCCACCACAGCGGGGTCTCCGGTAGCCCGGCGGCCTTCCTGGATCCACGCGTCAACGACCGGGATTTTCGTCGGCCCAACGCCCTTGTCCGCGTATTGGAACACCCGCTGCGCGTTCTTCAGGAACGTGCGCTGATAGGTATCGACGCGATTCAGGTACGTTGTGAAGTTGGAGAGCGAGCCTGACGCAGCCTTATAATTCGCCTTGTTGGTCGCGAGATCCGGATTGCCGCCCATCTCCGCCGCCCGGTTCTCAATCGCCATGCGGTTAGCGGCGCCTTGTGGGCCGTACCCTTGCGGCGGCATCGTGCCGGTTTTGCGGAAATTCATCGCGAGCATGTCGAGCGTCTTCGGGTCAAGCGTAGTCTGCCCAGTGCCATATCGCTGCGCCGTCAGCGCCTCCACCGCCTGATTGTGCCGCTCGCCTTCTGACAGGCGTTCGCGCTCCATAGCCATCTGCTCGTCGTGCTGCTTCGCCTGAATCAGAAGCTGTGTCAGCGTCGAGGCCGAGGACTGGCGCATCTGCAGCGCGTCATAGAGACCTTCCGGACCCTTCGCGCGCAGGCCAGCGAGCGCGATCTCGTCTCCATTCGAGGCAGCGATTGCCTGCAACTGCGCGTTTCGCTCCTCGTAGTCGAGCTTGGTGTTTTCCAGCAGCGTATTGTACTGGTCCATCTCGGCTTGGTTCTGCGAGATCGCGGCTTCTAGGTTATCCTTCCACGACTGGTGCGCGCGCTCGGCCGCGTCCTTGTCGCCGGCCGCATAGCCCTTGATCGCTGCCGATGCCGCATTCATCGCGGTCACCATCGGGCGACGCGTGAACAACGAGCCGGCGAGAGCCAGAACCGCGCCCACGTTCTGGAACACGTTCAGCGGATTTTTCATCCGCGTGTCAGGCGCCTGCGGCATGCCGAGGAGCTGCGGCGCTACCGGACGCGCGATGGGAGACTGAGTGATCGCTTTCCGGAGGCCGATTCCCTGCTCGATATTCTGGATCGCCGGAGCGTAGGCGCCCTGGACCTGCTTCAATATCCCCGTGGTCGCGTCAGAGACTTCGCCCGGGGTCATCCCGCCGATGCCCTTGTACACGTCCAGAATACCGCCCCAGCCATCGGTGTTCGTGCTGAGCGGCACGTCGGCCGGAGCCTTGGTCGATTTCACGCCACTGCCACCAGCCGATCCGCCACCGGCAGGCACGCTCGCATCCGGCTTATCGCCGGGGCCGGCCGACATGCCGCCTGCGAACTGCTTCAGGATGCTGTCGAGTGAGGCGCTGCCGTCTGCCACTTAGTGCGCCCCCTGGCCCTGTGCGCCGAGCCCGTAGCCGATCGACTGCATCAGATTGGAGATCGCGTCCGAGAGCTGCGAATCCTGCTGTTGCTGGTAGCCGAGGATCGCTCCGTAGAGGCTGTTCGACATGCCCAGCTCCTGCAGGCCCTCCTGCGCCGAAGCCGACACCGCGCGCTCCTTGGCCGCGGCAATGTCCTGCGCTTCCATCGTGGAGCCGCCGAGGCCCATGTTCGCGTACTGCGCCTTGATCGTGGTGACGGCGTCGTTATAGGCAACCTGCGCGCTTGGCGAGAGATTGCCGCTGAGGCCGGCTGAGCCCAGACCGCCGAGCTGCTTTGCCTGCGCGTTCAGCGCCTTCTCGGCCGCAGGGTCGGCGTTACCTGTCCCCAGCATTTGTGCCCCGAGCCCGACGCCCCCCGCGACCAGCGCCGGGTTGTTTTTGAAGAAGTCTGCGATTCCACCGAAGCCACCCGCGGCACCAGCGCCCGCACCTGCGGCGGCGCCTGCTCCGGTAGTGACACCTGGAGCCGCTGCGGCACCGATCGAGGGAATCGACGCCTCAGCGGCCGAGCCGGTGCCCATGTTCTTCAGCAGATCGTCTATCGAGGACGAGCCGCTGAGGCCGGAACCCGCAACGGCGCCAGGCTCCGGCATCACACCGGTCAGCTCCGCGAGAGAAGGCCCGGCAAAGTAGCCGCCGGCACCGCCGAGCCCGGCCTCTAGCAGCGAGCCCTTGGTCCCGGCACCGCCGAACTCACCGCCCGCGAACCCACCGAGCGCACCGCCCAAGGCCCCGCCGATGGCAGGCGAGAAGCCGAGCGCACCCCCGCCGATCGAGCCGAGCGCTGCCCCGGCTACCGGGGCGGCGTATTGAGCTAGCTTCTTCCACCAAGACATCTATGTGTGTCCCATCATAGGGTCTGCCACGGCCATGCGATCGTGTTGCCGCCGCTTATGATCGTGCCACCGCCCTGCGATTTCTGCCCCGAGGCGTTCACGCCCGGGCCGCTCGCGGTGGCAGCCGCCGGCGGTGCCTGTAGCGGCGTAGAGCCGGTGGTGGCCGTTGCGGTCGGCGTAGCGCTGACGAGCGGCGCAGCGCCTGGACCGCCAGTGCCGGAAGCATTGTGCGGCACCTCTCCACCGCCAGCAGGCGCGCCGGGCGCGCCGCCAGCACCCGGGAGCGGCGTCGAGCCCGGCCCCCCGAGCACCACGTCCGGACCGCCGAGCGCGTGGTAGCCCTGCCCCATGAGCGCGCCAATGCCAGGGATACCAGCCGCCATCCCAGCGACACCGCCCACGGCTGCGGCCGGGTTGACACCATAGTGGTAGTCGCCGCCGACGTAGGATGAGGGCTGAGTCGGGCTTGGCGCCACTGAGCCGAAACCCAATGGCGTAACCATGTCGCGCAGCCGGTCCATGAATGAGCGGTTGCGGTAGGCGTCCAGCGCGTTTGAGAACGTGGCGGAAGGCGCGGTCGTCCCGGCTTCCGGCCCCGCGGTGAAGGTGTCGGTCGGTCCGAACTGCGCGCCCGTGTCGTTCGCCGTAGCGGTGACGTTCTGTCGGCCAAAGGATGGGTCGCCGGGAT